ATCCCTCGGTTCTGCTGGCCTTTTATATTTCACCCGTTTGAGGTGCCGTTTATAGCCGCCGCAGTGCTACATGATGGCGAGTACCGGATTAAGGCACATAAGCGGGTCATTTGCGATAAACGGCTGTACAAGGCCTGTAGGATGCTTAAAATCGGGCAGTGTAAAAGCTGGCTGATATACAAGGCCGTTCGGATCATGGGTAGATGGCCTTGGAAGCGATACACAGATGTGGTGATTGCCAATGCCAAAAAGTTTGTCGAGTGCGTGAATGTCAAAATTTAAGTATAAAACCACTTGCAAAACTAATCATAATATGATAAAAGGTAGTTATTCAATAGGAGAATAATATGAAAAAGCTGTTTACCGTTCTTATTTCGTTGATGATTTTGTCAGCATTTGCTGAATCTGACAAAAGAAGTGTCGTTCCCCCTCCTGTAATTGTCAAGGGACCGACCGCTGTACCGGAGATTACTGTCAATCCGACCATTAATAGTGCAACCGGGACATGGACTACATTTGACTATGCCAAGGTTCTGGTGCCTGCCAATGAGACGGGGACTGTTGCTATCACGCAGTTAGTCATGGGCAGATGGCAGGATCTTGTAACACTTACTGTCACAAACTCCACTGTTGTACCTGCTATTCAGGATGTCGAAGTCAGTGATCTTCCTGTTGTCGGAGATTTAAAACTAGTTTTTGATCAGGAAACCGGCAAGACGAATAGCTGGCAGTTGATGCTTCTTTTTAAATAATTAACGAGAACAAATACAATGGATCAAGCTGAGAACATAAAAGGCATTAAATTTTCTGAACTTACGGCTGCTATTAACTGGTCGAATACTCAGCTTGGAACCCCTCGCTTAAAACGACTTGAAGCAATTAAGCAGTATGTTGGAACCCATTATGCAGATGACGGATCTGATAGGAGAGTTCCGACAAATTTCATTGAGCTGGCTGTAACGATTTACAGCAGATTACTTGCGGCCCGTGCTCCACGTGTTATGTTCAAGGCGTTGAACCCTGCTCTTTCTCCATTTGCAAAGACAACTGAGATTGCATTGAATCAGATCCCCGATGAAATCGGGCTGGGAACAACACTTTCCAATTCTGTCATTGATGCGTTGTTCTGCTGTGCTGCAGTCAAAGTTGGGCTCGAAGTAACTGATAAGCAGAAGCTCGGAGTGAATCTTACTGAGCCCTATGCGAGTCTTATAAGCATTGACGACTACTTCTGCGACATGAGTGCAAAGACCCGTGACCAGATGCAGTTTGAGGGCAATGATTATTGGCGTGAACTTGATTATGTAAAAACCAGATATGACGTTAATCTTGAAGGTGACGAATTTACAGTAATCGGTGAGAACGGTGATGAACGTGCCGAAGAGATATCAACTAATGAAGGTGCTGATATATACCAGAAAAGGGTGTGGTTGCGTGACGTGTGGCTACCTGGATCGAGACAGATGGTTACTTATGCAGTAAAATCACTGGCTATTCTCAGTATTGTGGACTGGGACGGGCCAGAACACGGACCATATCACATGCTCGGATTTTCTCCGGTGCCTGGGAACCTGCTTCCACTTCCTCCGGTTGCTCTATGGCGCGATCTCCATGAGTTGGCAAACAACATCTTCCGAAAAGTGGCAAAGCAGGCAGTTGACAAAAAGACAGTTATCGCTTTCGCTGGGAACAATGATGATGATGCCAAGCGGTTGCGAGAAGCAACGGATGGCGAAGGAATTCATTACTCCGGTCAGAAACCTGAGAAAATTGATGTTGGTGGTATTGATGCAAGTGCCTTGGCTGTGTTCCTCCAATCAAAGGATCTCTTCAGTTGGTTTGCCGGGAACCTTGACAGTCTTGGTGGGCTCGGAGTGAGTTCTGACACAGTTGGGCAGGATAAGTTGCTGAGTGAAGCCGCATCCGCACGTTTGAATTTCATGAGTGATCAGGTGTATGATTTTACGAAGAGCATATTTAAGTCTTTGGCTTGGTACGAATGGACGAACCCTGTCAGGTCAAGAAAAGTCAGAAAGACAATTGACGGAACTGATATCGGAGTCAATGCGACATGGGACGACACAACCGTAGAAGGCGACTGGCTGGATTATAACTTTGATATTGATGTCTTCAGCATGAAGGATGACTCCCCCTCTGGCAAGCTACAGAAGATCAATGCGGCGATGACGAATTTTATATTACCGATCATGCCATTCCTTCAGCAGCAGGGAGGCGGGATTGACGGTCAGAAATTTATTGAATTAATCAGCGAATACTCAAATATTCCCGAACTGAAGAATATTATTACGTTCCAGACTCCTTCACAGTCGAACCCGATTGAGGAGAATCCCGAACCGGCTTCTGGTATGCCTGCCAATACGACGCGGACTTATGAGCGAGTGAACAGACCCGGTGCAACCCGGCACGGAAAAGACGATGTATTTTCAAGACTTCTGATGAATGGGAACGTACAGGGTGCCGAGGGTGCCGCACTGACAAGAGAGGTGAGCTGATGCCGACATATTGCTATGAGACTAAAAAAGGAAAAGTTTATGACCGTTCTTACCGCATGGGTAGGGCTCCTCGATCCATTGTTGTTGACGGACAACGCGCAAAGCGGTCACTGGCTGCTGAGTTCTGCTCTGTGCCGAACTCTATTGGGTATCCTATAGAATGCCTTGGCTCAGGCGTAAACGCAGCAGACGCGCATAAACTACGCGATCTGTTGAAGCGCAAGGGTGTTCCAACTGATGTTACCAATGACGGAAACCCGATTTATACAAATGCAAACCACCAGCGCAGGGCATTAAAAGCCCGTGGCCTGCATTTAAACAATTCATATTGTTAAACTAAAAAGAGGTAATTATGAGTGGAAAAGAAGAAGTAAAAGTAGAAGTTGAAAAAAACGAGGCTGAAATCGCTGGGCTCAGTGATGCCAGTATTAAAGAGATTGAATCATTGGTTGATGCCGATGTAAAGTCATCGAAGAACCCTAATGAAATTGTCGATGACAAACCGAAAGAAGAGAAAGAAGAAGAGGTAAAAGAAGATTTACCTGACCCGGACCCTTCACCTGAGTCAGAAGAAGAAAAAACGGGAGGCAAGTCCCCTGCTGAAGAAAAAACTGTCGAAGAGGCTGAAGAGGATGAAATCTCTGATGACTTGATGACACGTGCTGTTCAAGCTGGCATGAGTGTGTCGGACGCAAAGGCTATTAAGAATGCTACGGCTCTTGAAAGTGTTTGCAAGACCCTTGAGGCTTCACAGAAAGCGGAACCTACTGAAGAAGAGGCTGCGGCGGCAGCTAAAGCTGAGGAAGAGTCCGTGGATGATATTTTTAAAGATCTTCCAACACTTGACCCTGAAGAATATGATGAAAATCTGGTTAAACTGGTTGACGGTCTTAAAGGAATCATCCTTTCGCAGAATACAAAAATTACAGCTTTTGAAGCTGAAAAAGGAAATGCTGAAGCAAACTTTGTTGATACTCAGATAAATGCTCTCGGACCTGAGTTCGCAGAACGTATCGGAGTGACAGGCAAGGTGGTTGCTGACTCACCGCAGGCGAAAACCCGCGATGCAGTCCGTACCAAGTTTGATGTTCTCAAGGCTGGCTATGAAGCCGCAAAGATTGAGGTTGATCAGACCGTTGTTTTCAGTGAAGCCATTGGTATGGTTTTAGGTGATGTTGTAAGTGCTTCCAAGGATGCTGCTACTATTGCGGCTCTGGAAAAGCGCAATAAACAAGCCACTGCTAAGCCTGGCTCCGGGAAGCTTAAATCTCTCAATCCTTCAGCTGAGGATGCTGCTATCGAGGCACTTGACAAGAAGTACCCCGAAAATGCAAAGTAAAGGTAAACAATCATGGGTGGACTTGCTTATTCACAGATTGACGATGCTGTACTGCTAACGCAGCAAAATTTCGTTAAAAAAGGAGCATTCGTTGATATGGCGACAGATCTTCAAGATCATGTTGCGGTACGCGAAATGTGGGGCAAACGCAAACGTAAGTTTAACGGTGGCCTGAATTGGGAAATGGAATATCAGATGGATCATAACCACAGCGCAAAGGCTGTTGGTCTGTACCAGAATGATTCTCTGGCTATTACTGATAACATGGTCAAGGGCACAATCGCTCCTCGTCACGTCAATGCCAATTACGGCTATGACGTTATGGAGCCTGCATTCCAGCGTGGGAACCACGCCATTGTCGATCTGGTTAAAACCCGGTATGTGTCAATGAAAACTTCTTTCGTCGAGAAGCTGGAAGAGTTCCTATGGAGCAAACCTGAAGACAGTTCGGATCTTCTGACTCCTTACGGTCTTGCCTATTGGATTACCCGCAGTGCGACTGAGGGTTTCAACGGTGGTAATGCCCCTGGATTCACAAGCGGTCGTGCAGGAATCAGTACGGGAACGTATTCCCGCTATGCCAACTATACAGGGCAGTATACCGGCATCACGAAAACTGATCTTATCCGTAAAATGCGTAATGCGCATCGCCGGACAAAGTTCCGTTCTCCGGTCAGTCATGCAAACCCCGATGTTGGTAAAATGGGTAATGGTATCTACACGAATGATACTGTTATCGGACTCCTTGAAGAGATCATGGAAGCCAACAACATGAACCTTGGAAGTCAGCTGACTTATGGCGACCGTGTAATGTTCAAGGGAACTCCTATTATATGGGCTCCGTATCTTGATGATGACAGCACCGATCCGGTTTACATGCTGGATTGGAAACATCTCGCTATAGGCGTGATTCCTGGTTGGGAGAATAATCTCTCTAAACCAACACCTGTGGCAGGTAAGCACACTGTTCGTCGGGTTGACCTTGACGTTTCGCTGAATATGATTTGTGACGATCTTCGTACGCAGGCCATATTCTATAAATAAACCGTTTATCAGATAAAGGAAAAAAGTTATGAACGGATCAATAAATGGATATATCGAACTACCGAATGCCATTGTCGAGAAAGTCTGGTACAGCGGTACTGATGCACTCAAAGAAGGCGAAGGTACTTGTTACAACACTGACTACGGAACTGCGGCAACTGCCACACCTAGCCGTTGTAATCGTGTTGAACGCCCCTCTCCAAGCAACAACAATGCCTTTGCTGGTGTAGCTGTTTGTAATTATTCAGCGCAGGCTGGCGGTCAGATGATAGAGATTAACGTTCCGGGCTCTAAGGGAGTCAAGGTCGCTCTTGGTGTTAATACAGTTATTGACACAGGGATTCTGACATTTACTGTCGGTTCTGGTACTGAAGCAGGTCGTTTTGTCAAAACTGGTTTTCCTGGTCGTGGTTCTATCGTTCCACGTCAGACCGTTGCTGCTGCTGTGCTTGAATCAAGTATGACAGGTGCGTGGTCTTTGGAGGCTACACTTGGTGTAACCCTGACCGTCGTAAGCACGACCGGACTTTCAGCGGATGATACCGTTGTTATTCTCGGTGGTGAAGATGATGGCACAGGTGTTCTTGTTCCTGGAAAGTACACTATCTCAAGTGTTACCAACGCAACCACGCTGGTTCTGACTGCTTCGGCTCTCAGCACTGCGTCAACTGGTGCGATCACATGCACGGGTTATGCCTATACAGGTAATCCGACTTGTATTGCCGACTTGCTGACAGGTGATGAAAGTGGCGGTGCAGAGTTTGTGTCGCCTCCGAACACAGGTGGCGCGGCAACTATGTCGTACATGGTTGGTGGCTGGTCCTATGTCTGTGGCGGTGTCACAGTAGGTTCGGCAGTTGCAAATGGTCCATTGGCGGAGTCCACTATCTTCGGTATGAAGAAGGGATTTGGAGGTCTTGGGACATTGACAAGCAACGGTGCAACGGTTAATCCCGCAACAAATGGTTTGCAGCTTGACAGTTCTACTGCTCTTGCCCTTATTACCATTGATGCGGCTGATGAAGTCATTGCTATTGAGTGGAACGGCATCTGGAGGACTCTTGGTCTTGCCGGTGCGACTGAAGGTTAAATGAAATGGCGGGAGCCTTCGGGCTCCCGTTCTTTAAAAGTGAGGTAAATGATGGCGAAGAACGAAAAAAAGATTGATGATAAGCAAAAAGAGCTTAGTCCTGATGTTTTGGACACATTTGAACTGATGGGTTATGAGTTTGATATTTCTGACAATATTGTTAGAATATACAATGATTTTAAGTTGAAAAAGGACAGGGTACGTGCCGGTCCTCTTACTGCCGGAGAATTTGCGACTGTCGCGGTTCTTGGTGATATGCTGGATGGGAAGTTTAACCCGGAACCTGTTTGCGACTGTCGCGGTTCTTGGTGATATGCTGGATGGGAAGTTTAACCCGGAACCTGCTGGAGAATAACAAATGTCGGAATCAACTCTTTCAATTAGCTATACTGATCTCCTGAAGGCTATAAAGGCTTTTTTAGGATACGCTATCAACACCGACGAAAACAACGTCGAAGTCGATGGCTATGTTCAGGCAGGCATAAGGAATTTTTATTATCCTCATGCAGTTGAGGGAGTTGATCCGAGTTTTGAATGGTCGTTTCTAAAACCTACGACAACACTTGCCACTGTTGAAAGTACATCTGATTATGATATGTCCGATGATTTTGGACGACTTGCCGACTCCCTTTATTTTGAGCCCGATATTTATGTTCCCGCTGTCGTCATTGTTGCGGAGGCAGAGCTACTTGCTCACCAGCAGCATGACGATGAAGAAGGCACCCCCCGTATTGGATGTGTAAGATTTAAGACTTCAACCGGAAGTGACGGTCAGCGTCAGGAGCTTGTGCTGTGGCCTACACCGGACGATGCCTATACTTTGAAATATCGCTATGAAGCGTATGCTGGCAAGCTTACAACTGATCTACCGTATCCTCTTGGCGGGATGAAGTTGTCGGAGCTTGTTGTTGAGAGTTGTCTTGCCGTGGCAGAACAACGCCAGAATGATGAAAAAGGATTACATACAGAAAATTTTGCCAGAATGCTAGTCGCTGCTGTCAAACGTGACGGAAGGAACGGAGCTCATAATTTTGGCAATATGGGAGGCGGTTTGAGTGAATCGTATCCGTTACGTCACAGAAATGGTGATGTCACCTATAAAGGCGACACCTGGTAAACAATTAGAAAGAGAGAAACATTATGTTAGCAAGAACATCTGCAATATTGAGGATGACACCTCCTGACCCGACTGCTGCCGGGTTTATCGGTTCAAGTGGTAACACTGTTCCGGCAAACGGGACAAGTGGTTATGCCACTGGATGTACGTTTACTCACGAAGATGGTGGAGCTGGAACTGCATTCTATGTCAATGAAGGTACGGCTACATCTTGTGCATTTGTCACATGCACTGATTTGTCAACTGCCGAGAGAGCTCTGCTGAGTGCTACTGCTGGAACGGCAGCTGCTTCTAAGGCTGTTGTTCTTGATGCAAGTAAAGACATTGCAGGTCTTAATGATGTCAGTATAGGCGGTACGTTGACCGTTGTTGATGCTCCGGTGCTGACTGCTGAAACTGCCGTTGGGACCATTACTCTCACGACAACCAAGGCTCCTGCTGGCGCAACGGCTGGCAAAGATGATCCTAAGTACATCACCATTAAGATTGGTGCAACTTCTTATGTCATTCCTGCATGGCCTCTGGCGTAATTATGCCTAAAACCGTAACCAAAACGCTCTCGTTCCCGCTTGCGGGAATAGCGAGGCGATTCACATACAGGCGGCAACCACGCCCGTATGCAACTCCATACGCACAGAATATGCGTGGGGTGGGATCGCTTGAGCGAAGAGAGCGTGGCGGTTCACGTCCGGGCCTTACCAAAGTCAGTGCAACCGACTTCGGGACTTCAATTACGTGTGTTAACTCCGTGACAAGTATTGACGATGACGGTAATAGATTGAGAAATGTAATTGTTGTTGCTGATGGAAGTCTTTACGTTGTAGAGGGTGCCACTGCCGAGAGCGTATCCCCCGAACTGTTATGGGATGATGGAGAAGTCATTCTATGGGACGACGGTAATACCATTATTTTTGACTCGACTGTGACAGCGGCAAATCCGGTTACAACTACAGGAGCATTTCATACAGCCGAATCCGGTGGCAAGCTATATCTGGCTGACTCAACACTTCGGGTATTCAACCCTATAACCGGAATAGCTGCGGTTGTTCCCAATGCTCCTTCTGGTTGTCCTCTGATTTGCATGTACCGCGATAGAATGATACTTGCTTCGGATCATCTCTGGTATGCTTCAAAGCAGGGTGATTTTGAGGATTGGGATTTCGGTGCGACATTTGAGGACAGTTCCCGTGCTGTAGCCGGTGAAGTCAGCTTTTCAGGAATAATCGGAGAACCGATTAAAGCGTTGATTCCATTCCGCGACCAGTACCTTGTATTTGCCTGCGAGAACTCGCTGTGGATACTCAAAGGAGATCCCGCTACGGGAACACTACAGAACCTCAGCGGTGACGTAGGCATCATCTCACCGGAGGCATGGGCCATCACTCCAGGCGGTATGCTTTCCTTCCTCAGCAACGACGGAGTTTATGTCGGTGGCGTAAACGAGACTCCGCAGAGATTTTCAGCCGAAAGGCTACCGGACAGCTTGAGAAACGTGGACCCGGATACAAATAACATTTCAATGGTTTACAACACAGTTGATCGAGGCTTCCATTTATTTGTTGCGGAAGGCAACTCATGGTTTTTTGATATTGCCAACAAAGCAGTCTGGAAAGACACGTTTGCAACAACTAATTTCCCGGTAGCCACTTCACAATCCGAGGGTAATGGAATCCGTGAAGTCGTTATGGGTTGCAGCGATGGATACCTACGCAAATTCTCTTCTGCGGCATATACTGATGACGACACTCCGTTTGAAAGCGTGGTCGTACTCGGTCCTTTCAGAATGTCGCATGACGACGTTGCTGATGCAATGCTTGCCGAGTTGCATGGAATACTTTCAGATAACTCAGGCACCGTGCGATGGAGTGTATTTGCCTCCGACACAGCCGAAGAGTGCGCGGATAAGTCGGAGTCGATTCACAACGCCTCTGCATCCGGTATATGGACAGATAACAGAAACAAGGTTTCGAGAATGAGAGTGCGAGGGCAGTGGTTTGCAATCAGCCTGCACGGATATTCAATGTGGTCATTTGAGGCGATAGCTGTAGTGGCACGTCAACTAGGAAGGTTAAGGTAATATTATGGATGTAGAGATAAAAGTAGCAGAAATTAAAAATGTTTTTCCGACAACTATAAAAGGTCAAAAATGTATTGCTGTAACGATTGATGAATTTTTAGATCCAGAAAGAGTACTTTGCAATATATTTGATCAGATAGGTAGTAATAAGTTCTTTGAATTTGGTGAAAAAAATAAAACAATTAGATCAGAATTTGACAATAAATTGGGTTCATAAAGGAGAATTATTATGGCTGGAGTAAAAATTGTAGATGTTGCGGCTAAAGGCAGTGCAGATGGCACAGAGATAGTTCCTGTTTCGGATTCAGCGGCTCCAAAGAGTGTGACAGTTGCGAATATCAAAAGCTATGTCGTGGACGAGATCGAGGATATTACCGCCACCTTAACGGCCCCTCTGACCGACAAGGCTTTTATCTTGCAGGGTGCGGCACTTAAACCCGTGCTTCTGTCTACCATTGCCGAGAATGTTATTAACAAGATATGGTCAGAATCTCTTGATGCCAGTCCCGCTGATACCGATATAATTGCTATTAATGACGGATCAGATACGGATAACACTATCACACTGCCAGTCTTAGCAGTGTATATCAGAGATAAGATTGAGGCTGCACTTATTAATCTTGCTGATGTTGCTGATGGAAGCGGCTCTATTGCTACTACTGATTATATGTTGGTTACTCAGGGAACAACAGGAAAGCGCATTCAGATAAGTGATTTGTCTACAATAATTTATGCTTCACTTTTGGCTTACGTTGATGCGTTGAACGAGGTCACTGTTGGGGCTGATGCTGATTTTTTGTATATTGTTCAGAGTGGTGTTCAAAAGAAAATCACTCTGGATACGATTAAAGATTACCTTGGAATTGCGAATTATCCCGTTGCTCCCACCTCAACTACTATCGGGAATATCCCTCAATGGGCCAACACCACCGGAACCCTAAAAGATGGACTTACTGTTGCGACAACCGTAGATGATCCCGGTACTGACCTTGAAATTCCAACTGCCGCGGCGGTTCGGGATGCTGTTGGTGTAAATGTTGTCAACGCTTTAACTGACATCGGGGATGCCATAGTAGGAACTGATACATTTATTGTTGATGACGGAGCGGCTGGAGCGGCGCGTAAGGCGGCCATTTCACGCCTTTTGTCTTACATGCTGTTAAATGTCACAGCCGACACGCTTGCGGCAAACACCGACATCACAACCAACAACGCCACGACATTGCTTCATGGACTTCTTCCGAAGCTCGGAGGTGGTACAACTAATTTCCTGAGAGCCGATGGTACGTGGGTTGTCCCGGCTGTTGATTGGGATGGCGATATTTCTGACATGGATCTTGACGGTGGTACTGATGTTGGAGAAGATTTAGTCGATACTGATCTTGTTGTAGTTGATCATGGCGCAAATGGAACAAACCGTAAGTCTGCTATAAGTAGAATTTTAACTTATATCGGAAGCAATTTGAAAATTGATGATCTTGTTGCCGCTGATGATAATACAGATCTTAATGTCACAACCATTGCTCATGGACTCTGCCCTAAACTTGATAACAATACAGATAATTTTTTGAGAGGAGACGGAAATTATGCCGAGCCTACTGGACGTGATATGGTCGGTGATGCCGGAGCAGGTGGAACATCTGGAATTGCTCCTGCTCCTGGTGCCGGTGATGCCGCTGCCTCCAAATTTTTAAAGGCTGACGGGTCCTGGACTACTCCTCCGGTTGCCGCTGGCTGGGATGGTGATATTACAGATATTGATATTGATGGCGGGACGGACATAGGTGCCGATCTTGCTGATGCGGATTTAATAGTAGTTGATGACGGTGCAGGTGGAACAAATAGAAAGTCTGCAATAAGTAGGCTTGTCACATATATGTTAACAAAATTGACTGCTGACACACTTGCCGCTAATACCGATATAACGACCAACAACGCCACAACTTCATTGCATGGTCTCTGCCCGAAGCTCGGAGGTGGTACAACTAATTTCCTGAGAGCTGACGGCACGTGGGTTGTCCCGGCTTCTGACGGTGACATTACTTCACTTGATATTGATGGGGGTGCAGATATTGGTGCTGCACTTGCTGACGTGGATCTTGTTATAGTTGATGACGGTGCAGGTGGAACAAATAAAAAATGTGCTGTAAGTCGTTTCAAAACATATCTGGATACAAAAACTGATTACGATCAGATTTGGATTCCAGCAGGAGCAATGACCCCAAGCACAACTAGCGGGGCTGTCGCTGACACCGTTGAATATACTTCAAATGACGCAACTCATGATGTGATGGTTTTCCGCGGCGCAACCGGTGATTCTTTTGCTGAGTTCTCAATGGTTATGCCTCCGTCATGGAATAGAGGTGTTCTGAAAGCAAAGACTTATTGGGCTCCCGGATCAACTGACGCAAATGTCAGTGAATACGTTGAATTTTATCTTGGTGCTGTTGCTTTATCTGATGATGATGCTCTTGATACGTCCGTAGGAACGAACCGGGACATGGCAGATCAGGTAATCGCTGATAATGATATGCACATTACGGCAGCAAGTGCTGATATTACCGTGGGTGGTACTCCTGCGTTGGGTGATATGATTCATTTCAAACTTGGTCGTGATTATGATTATGCTGGAGCTGGTTCGGCGATGGATGTTGATGCTAGAGTTCTGGGTGTAATGATCCAGTATGTTAAAAATCAGGAAGTGAGTGCGTGGTAATGAAATTTCTGCTTCATAGAAGAAAAGCTTTTTCCGGTGGATGGGATTTATCAACTGTTTCCGGTGATGAATATTTTACGGTTGAATATAACACCATGAGTGGTTTTTATATGAAATCTGACGGGTTGAAATTGTTTATTGTAAAATCTAATGGAGGATTAGGAGGGGTTCAACAATATGATTTATCAACTGCATGGGATGTCACTACCGCAGTATTTTCAAAATCTCTTAATATGGGAATTTTACCAGATGTCCCTGGTTGTATTACTTTTAATTTTTCTGGAACTGTTATGTATATTGGAGAATATGGTAGCGATGTTTATCAGTATAATCTTTCTACAGGTTGGGATCTGGCTACTGCTGCTTATAATCAGACAATTAATGTTTCAGGAACAGTTTCCGGCATAGTTGATCTTATTTATAATGGAGACGGAACAAAGCTGTATATATTAAGCAATGCAACTGATAGAGTTTATCAGTTTTCTTTATCAACTGCTTATGACATATCTACAAACAGCTATGACAGCAAAAGTTTTTCAGTATCTTCGCAAGCAACATCACTTGGCGGATTAGCTTTTAAGGTTAATGGACGTAGTATGTATGTCTCCGATACTTCAGATGGAAAAATATATCAATATGATTTATCAACTCCGTGGGATGTTTCTACTGCGTCATATATTACTAATTGTACAATCGGAACTTATTTGTATAATATTTCGTTTAAGGTAGACGGAAAAATGCTTTTTGCGCTTAAAAGCAATTACATTTACCAATATAATTTAAGTTAGGAGCAATCATGGCTTTAGAAAAAATTAATCCAGCACTCTACATCACTGACACAGATCCCATTAATGAGGAAATCATTGATATCTCCGGTTGGTATGAGACTGAATACAATACGACTCAGGATAAGGATAGCGTTCCTTTTATGATGGCCCAGGGTTGGCAGATTGTCAGGCACCGCATCCTCATACATCCTGATGGAGTTAAAGACCACACTTATAATCTTAAAAGGCGTGTCCTGCAACCCGAAAAAGTATTGCAGAGTGTCATCGACTCCCAGACAGGTGCATATAATGAGGGTAGGCAGCTCAATGATTCTCGTTATGATGAAATCGTCACTCTTTACACAATCATGCTGGACAAGACCGAGGACGAACTCAATAGCATTAATGCCAAGGACTCGACCTACGATGCTCTTGTTGAACCTATCCTTGCAAGCATGGATGATGACTACGCAGCTTATGCGGTTGCCGTAGATGCTCTGGCAGATGGATTCGGAGTATCTGAGCTTACACGCATCACAACACAGTTTGACGCAAGACTTGCTGACGCAAAACAGGCGTTGATTGACAGAGGAATGAACAACAGCACTCTCCTTGACTCCATTACTGCCGGTGTTGAGCGTGAACGTGCGGTTGCTGTTACTGACCTCAATGATAAGATTAGCGAACGCAGTCTTTCTGTTGAAGATCGTAAAATGAAAGCACGTACAGATATCAGGATTGCTATTCTCAGTGCTCGTGACAGACTCCGTGTCCTGCTTACCAAGGGTGAAGAGAATCATGCTATAATACGTAACCGTGTTCTCGATTCATTGCTTGCTTTCATGGAGCGTAGAACCGATGGATACCCGGACCTTACAGCACAATCTAAGATAATCAGTGACCTTGGCGCAGGAAGTGCCTCCTACCCCACACCTTAATTATGAGAGTAATCGGATATAGTAGAAGAAAACCTCCATTGTCTCAATCATTGGGACAGACCCCTTATAATCCTGTGTCTGGCAAGCATTGGCCTATGGGCTATCCCGATATGTTCAAGGTTCTGTTTATCAAGAAACAGATTGACGGTGATTATCTTTTATGTGATGATGGAAATAACGGAGAAGAGTTTAAAGTTGGTCTTCCCATGAATATGCGGAAGACGTTTTATGAAAGGCACGAAGAACCTCAATTTGTTGATGGTAAATATTATGTATGGGGAGCTATAGCGAAAACTCAGAATGATGACAAAAAAGATGTGAGCTGGCAGCAGGAAAGAACTGTTTCTGACACAGGTCCCGATTTAATGGATGAAGATTCAGTCATTGATAAGCAGTACATCACTCCTCCCTATGCTCTTGGTGATCCGATACTTGTTATTAATCTTCCTGATTACAAAGATGCAAATGATGTGAAGTGGATGGATATGAACACGGCTGGACGAACATGGGCCGTAAGTTTGGAAACTGAGCCATTTAGTTTAACTTTAGAAAATATGACGGCTAAGTGCTGTAATCTTTATCATCTTGGAGCTCAAATTCAATTTTATCAAGAAGGATCAATCGAAGTTGAGCTTCCGGAAAAGATAGATGCTTATGTTGGAATGGAATATAACTATGCGAGTAGAAAGGTTGAGCTTATTGCTGGTGGTCATTTATCTGAAGTAAGTGAAGGATCAAGATTCGGTATTCCTGACGAGGTATATAAAAGAGCGTTATATATCCTCAAATCTGAAATTGTTGATTCTGAACGTATATGGTCTATTGTTCTTGACCTGAGGAATCAACCTGTGCATGTGATAAGGACGTGATTGATTATGGCTGACTGGAGAGTATACGGAAAAATGATAACGATAGGTGGAGGAATTGCCGTTACAGGTGTTCTGTGGCTATCGCGTCCCAGCTTACCAATTGCAGGTGAGGATATTGCGGAGATCAATGCTGCCGTTGCTGAGCGTCTAAGCGTGTCTGCATCTGATTTTGTTGAAGATAAGTGGCGCACTAATTATGCTTATGTTGTTGGAAGCTTTATAGACACGTATGCGTTTAAAACTTTACAGCCAACAGTGAGATATAGTTTACTGAATAACTGGGGTTGGTTCTGGTGCGATAGTAACACGATACCCGACTCCGGCCCGTGGACGGTTGCTGAAGCTGATGTGTATCTATATAACGATGAAAGTACGTGGGATTTTACAAACGCAAGTAATGCAATAACTGATTTTATTTGTGCCAGAGACCGCATTTATGATTCCAGCATGAATTATAATAAATTTGCTTATTCAGATCAAATAACGGGAATTGACCAATATTATTCTGACTCAGAGTCATACGGAAAAGATACAGAGTTGGTTGCGAGTAAATATTATAACTGGTGGAATTATATTGGGCTTGGAACTAATGTTTACGAATTTACTTATCCCGATTATTCTATTAGTACTAATGAGTTAAATGAAATGGCCGCTATTTTGACGAACATGAATTGCAGTGTTGCGTTTTCGGATCTTTATGGATTTCAATATTCCGGTGTTCAAATGAATAGATATGGGACTCCAGACCACTACACTGGAAGTGATTATGGTGAATATTCCTCCAACGATTGGCAGGCAATAACGATAGATAGTATGGTAAATGGAGTAAATTTAATGATGAATACTCTGACTAATATAACATATTCAGAATCTTGGGATGGAGTTTTATCACAATTTTATATTAGTGGTTCCCAAAAAGGTAGACTTAAATATAGCTGGAATGATTGGGATTATGACCCCGGAGAGTGGGTAGAGACAAGCAATTATTCTCACTATGGAATGTATTCGTATGCCACCCATATAGAAGTTAAAGATGTTTTTTTTGATTGGCCTACTCCTGCGGCGTTTGAACTCGGATATGTTAAAAGATTCAGGGTGTACGCTGTAACAACTGTATCAAGTGCTCAAAGAAAAAATATTAAGGATGGTTCGGAGGATGGTTTCACTTCTACTGCTTTGTCAAATGTGCAACCTAATCATTATGAAAATTATCTTTTTGGCATAGCTGGAACAGTTTGTAAACTTCCTGATAATGAAACCGTTCCATCTTCTCCAAGTGCGGAGTTTAATTCAGCTTCAGTCTATGATAATTATAAAGAAATTAATTTGGATTTACTTTGTGATGAAATTAATCCATTAAGTACTCCTGTATTCAATATTGGTGCAACAGTAAGAGATGTATCATTTTCGTTATCAGATTTTGATCATAGTGCTGAAGATTTTGAA